AGGTTTATTGTGATAGATCCGAAAGACCAATGGTGTATCCAGATCGACATAACCAATGCGTGTAATCGGCAATGCTCTAACTGCACTCGTTTCATCGGTCATTTCCGGGAGCCCTACTATATGTCTCTAGCGCAGTTTGATTGCGCCGCGCAAGCCCTCAAAGACTTCCCGACCAAGAGCCCCCCAACCGTTCAAAGGGTGTCGAATAAGGTAGTTGGTATTATAGGTGGAGAACCCCTACTACACCCCATGTTCTCCGAGATATGTAGGGTAATGGCTGTAGCTATCCCGAACAGAAGACACCGGGGGTTATGGACCGGATTGTCCTGGCAGAAGACTAAGTACGCTAAGTTGATAAGGGAAACGTTTGGATTCGTCAACAACAATAAGCACGACGGTCGGGTTAAGCATACACCCGTTTTGGTGGCGATCAAAGATATAGTACATAACGAAGTCTCGCGGAAACAACTAATAAGAAATTGCTGGTTACAAACCAGGTGGTCGGGGACCATCACGCCCAAGGGACTATTCTTCTGTGAGGTAGCTGGTGCTTGGGATATGCTCCTAGGTGGTCCGGGTGGATTACCTGTAGGGCCTGATTGTTGGCGGAGGCCATTAAGCGACTATCAGGACCAAATTAACCGATGGTGTCCTCGTTGTGGTGTGCCATTATCACTGGAGGGACGTATTGACTCGGAGGAAATAGACGATATTAGCGTAACCAACCTAGATTCTCTTCAGGATAGTCCACGGGTAAAGGCGGGACGATACGAAGTCTACGACAAGTTACCCCGGACTAACCAACCCTGGAAATACTTACAATGATTGAACCGATAAGCTATGAGCAATACCACAAGCTAGTCAAACATCTAGTATATTACTCCGGACGTTGGGAGTATTTCCGGGAAGTGCATCGGATGGTTATGTCCCGTAACCCCCAGACGCTGTTGGAGATTGGGGCAATTGACCCAATTTTTGTTGGTTCCGACGTTATGGATCTACCTGATACCCAACCCCAGATTCGCTATAGGCATGATGCTAGAGTTGTCCCCTGGCCCATAGCTGATAAAGCCTACGATTGTGTGGTGGCCCTCCAAGTGTGGGAGCATTTAGGACCAATGCAACAGCAGGCTTTTAGCGAAGTTATTAGGGTATCCCATTCAGCTATCCTGAGTTTCCCACTAGGTTGGTTGGATTGTCCTCCAAGCGACATACATTATGACGTTACAGAGGAAGATATAAGTAGCTGGACAATCCACACAACACCCTCCGAAAGGTTAATAGTAGAGAGGCCCCTGAACAACGGCACTAGGGCAAAGCACCTAATTCTAGCATTTGATGCTTTAGATATGGAGCAACTATGAACGTCTGGAGCTACTGGGAAGGCCGGCGACCCCACTATATCGATGTCTGTATCGAATCTATGCGCAAGGTTTGCGAACAGTCTACCTACACCCTAGTTACACCTGAGAACCTAGAACAGTATTTAGATGTTGAGACTATTCATACTAACTTCAGGGGACTACCGGCCAGTCCGACCTATAGGGCCAACGTGTATCGTGCTGCCCTATTAGCCAAGCATGGAGGTCTCTGGGTAGATGCAGACACCATCGGTCTACAAGACCCGGCTAGATTGCTTGAGTTGTATCCCAGAGATGCTTCCGTTATCTACGCCCAGTGGACAAATCTACCATTGCGAGTTATGAACGGTTATATCTACTGTACTCAGGAGGTGGCTTATGAGTGGTTAGGGAGAATCAACTACAAACTGAAACACGACCTCCCGTCTACTCTTAACTGGGCGGCACTAGGGGAAGGCGTCTTGAGTCACTTTGTACCCGAGTATCCTGGGGCCGTTAGGGCGTGTCTGAAGACTTTCTTACCTATTGAGATTGATAATTCGGTGGAAACTTTCTTTCAACCAGGGGAATTCTGGGACCATCTGGAGGAACACAGCCTACTATTTGGACTTAACCACTCTTACTTCATGTATCGACATAATAGGGAAATAACCCTACCTGTATCCAAGTGGCACCAAAGTCCCCTGCTGATACACAAGTTACTGATTATGCGCACACGATAAACAGGAACGGCAAATGACTCCCGACGTGTCAATCTGTATGGCTACGTTCAACCGTCCCCGGCTACTCAAACGGACCTTGGAAAGTATCCACCGACAGCACACCAAACACAATCCGGAGGTGATTGTGGTGGACGATGGTTCGTTGCAGTCCGATGAGAATAGGGCTATATGCACCAACTACGATACCGTCTATCACCACATAGACCGAGAGCCCATACCCCGCAATCCATCCCATGCTCGCAATGTGGCCTATCGGATGGCTAAAGGTCCGATCACAATTCTCCAAAGTGACGATGTGGTACATACCAACCGGGATACCATAGACTCCCTGATTGACGCACTGGCACCTGGGTACTGTGTGTTCGCCCATGTGGATTGTCTAGGCCCGGATGGAAAGATACGTGGTGTGTTTACCGGGAAGGAGAGACAAGCCCCGCTATTCTTCCTTGGCGCTTTGTTCCGTGAAGACCTGTATGCTATCGGCGGTAACGACGAAGATTTTATGGCCGGTCACGCATGTGAGGATCAATGGCTTGCGGACTGTCTGACTAAAGGTAGAGGACTTACACCTGTCTACCTGGATTATCCGATTGGACACCACCAATGGCATCCCGTGTCGGTTAATAGGAGGGGCGAGATAATCAACCGTAAACTCATTAAGACAAAACGGGAACAGGCGGAACGGGGCGAAATACCCTGGTGTGCCAGTGGTGGCCCTTGGCTAACGTCTCACCAGGAAATATTCAAGCAGATATACCAGAAGAATATCTGGGGCGGTACGGAATCACGTAGCGGGGAAGGTTCATCCCTAGAGGCCACCAAAGTAATTAGACAAGCCATCCCGAACCTACTTGACAGGTTAGGTGTGAAGACTCTACTAGACGCCCCCTGTGGTGATTGTCATTGGATACGGAGGATGGAATTACACGACGTACGATACCTTGGGGTTGACATCGTGCCGGAAATTATCGAGCAACTCAACTCGGAGGACTGGGGAGAGTTTCATTGTTCGGACATATTACAGGATCACCTACCCGAAGCGGACTTGATATTGTGTCGAGATTGCCTAGTACACCTCTGTTCTGGAGATATATCCAGGGCTATCCGCAACTTCAGGCAGAATGGAGCCAAGTGGTTACTTAGCACCACTTTCCCCAGGCACGGTAACGGTAGGGTGATTCAGTCACATGAGACGGGCAGGTGGAGACCCTACAATCTACAAGCCCCACCGTTCAACTTCCCGGAACCGGTAGAGCTAATTAACGAAGATTGCCGGGAAAGTTATCCGTCGTTTCAGGATAAGAGCTTGGGGTTGTGGAATCTGGAGGATTTACCGTGAAGTCACTAACCGTCTGTGTGGAGTACGATGACTTTCTAGCCTATACATTGCCCCGCAACCGGAGGCATTTTGAGCAAACCCTGGTAGTCACATCCACCAGAGACAAACAGACACAGCAGATAGCTTTCAGTTATGGGGTGAATCTATTAGTCACGGATATTTTCTACGATCGAGGGGCGGCGTTTAACAAGGGGGCGGCTATAGAGCAGGGCTTCGATGAGTTAGGTAGGGATGGTTGGATTTGCGTTTGGGATGCTGATATAGTCCTACCCGATAGCATTCAGATCCCAGTGATGGATCGATCTTGCCTGTATGCTCCGATACGCCGGATAGTAGAAACCCCCAGAGAGTTTATCCGTTGTCCCGTCACTGATTGGGAGCAATACCCTAGTCCTACGAGACCGGGAGAGTTCTCGGGGTACTGTCAGATATTCCATGCTAGCGCGATTAACCCCCCGTGGCATACAAGTTGTTGGCCGCATTGCGGTGGGGGAGATTCAGATTTTGAACAACGGTACCCGCCCGACAAGAAGATTAGACCACCGTGGGAAGTACTCCATCTAGGGCCGGAAGGTTTACCAGAAAATAACCGCGTCGGTTGGAACTGGTGTGGTAGGGTAACCCCACGGATAGATAATGGTGAACGTGTTAGTCGATGGCTGGAGCACCTAGCTAATACCGTCAAAATAATCGAGTCGCGAAAAGCTGCTAATGGACCATCGGCCGAAAAACTATGTAGACCATCGGCCGGGAAACTACCATGAGCAAGATTCCGAACATCATATCGTTCTATTGGCAAGGCCGTATGTCCTGGTTGCGATGGCTAACCTTGGCATCATTTAGGGTATTCCACCCCAATTGGAAGATTTATCTCTGCCAACCAACCCACGAGGAAGATATTCAACGGGGCCGGTGGGAGGAAGACATCGCAGCGGATGAGGAATATGCGGGGTTCGATTGGCGGGAGCGGCTAGATGACTTAGGCATCATTCACGAGACTTCGGGGGACTGGATGGGTATGCCCCCGGCTTATGCTTGTGACCTGTACCAGTGGAAAACCCTAGCTAGTCGAGGAGGTTGGTATGCCGATATGGATATTCTATGGCGCAGGTCCCTAGATAACCTAACAACGACAAGGGGTGAAAAAGCTAATACCCAGGATGTCATTTTCTGTGTAGAGCGAGGATTCATGGCTATAGGGTTCTTTGGGACATCGCCGGGTAACCTGTTGTTTCAAGATGTTTATCAGGAAGCCCAACGAACAGACGAGAGTTACGTAGGCTACCAGAAATATGGGGTAGAAGTACTTTATAGGTTAGCGGGCACTGGAAAATACCATACGACTAACCAAGGAGCGCACAAAACTATTGCCAGGTTTATGGACAAGTATACTCCCCTATGTATAGCTAGAGTGCCGGACGAAACTGTATACCCATTCGATTGGAGAGAGACACATAAGATATTTAGGTGGGATTGTAAACTACCGGACAACTGTTATGGTATTCACTGGTTTGGAGGCTCCGGGACTGCCCGTGGACCCAAAACTACGCTCACCCCTAATAATGTGACACACCAAATAACCACGCTCACTAGGACGATCCTAGAAGTCTTACCGCCGAAGGCCAGGATAACCAACTATGACTGATATACGCGCAAGTTATAGCGCTGCTGATTATATTCCTCCGAAGCTATTTCTGAATGCTGAAGGTGTGACTGAATTATTGCCCGTTCATGTCCAATGGATGCCCACAAATATCTGTAACCGAAACTGTACGTTTTGTTCCTGTCGGGATCGAAACAAACAAGCCACCATGCCTATTGATAAGTCGCTGACTATCATCAGGGAACTGGCTCAACTAGGTTGCAAGACTGTAACTATCACTGGTGGTGGAGAACCATTATGCCACCCCGGTTTGTCCGATATGTTACGGCAATTCAAGGAGTGTGGTATTTCCATCGGCCTAGTGTCTAATGGTTTTCTACTAGATAAGCTAGAGAAACACGATTTTAGTAAGATGGTCTGGTGCCGTATAAGTTGCAGCGATGAGCAGGAAGTGACCCCCAAATGGTTGGAAACTATAGAGGGAGCTATCAACAGGGGACCGTTGGTCGATTGGGCGTTTTCTTATGTAGTATCTCCGCACCCTAACTATCGACGCATTCGTGAACTGGTGGAATTTGCCAACGACGAAAAGTTCACGCACGTCAGGCTGGTAGCCGATCTGTTTAACGCTCAACTAGTAGATTTAGACAGGGTCAGACAGTACTTATCGGGAATAGACAAGAGGGTAATCTACCAGCACAGAGACCGACCCACACCCTCCAAGACATGCGTCATCGGATACATCAAACCCGTCATAGATCCCAATTTTGACATGTACCTATGTTGCGGCGCTCAATATGCCCTGGACAACGGTATTCGGGACATGCCTAAGCAACTTCGGATGGGTAGTGCGTTCAACCTACGTGAGATATACGGACCGGAACGTAAAACGTAAGTTGTTCCGGGTACCTTGCCGGAAGTGCTACTATGAGAGTTATAACCAGATTCTCCGTCCGTTAATCGAGGGTGTCAACCATCCGGAGTTCCTGTAATGAAGTGTAGCATTTGTATTGCGACTTACGACCGACCGGAGTTACTCAAGAACACCCTCACCAGTATTTTCCAGCAGGTAGTGTCCTTACCCTACGAAGTAATCGTGGTGGACGATGGCTCCCCCGGTGACGGCACTCGTAAGGTGTGCGGGGAATTCCCGGGAGTGAACTACATCCGCATAGAGCGAGAACCGAGCTATCGCAATCCCGCCATCGCCCGGAATGTGGCCTATCGTGCAGCTAAGGGGACAATCCTAATATGTCAGTCGGATGATGTAATCCACCACAGTCCCCGGTGTATCGATCATTTATGTAGCGATCTACGACCGGGGTACTTTCTGCTGGCAACCGTAATCAACGTAGATAAGCAGGGACAGATGGTGTCCGACCCCAAAGGGAGAGGATACGGTGACAAGTTGCAGGTATATGTAAGTCCCCAACGACGGAGACCATTATTCTTTCTGGGATCATTATACCGAACCGATCTATATACCGTCGGTGGTAATGATGAGGAATTCACGGCACCGTCGGCGGAGGATAGGTGGTTTGCACTATGCCTTACGCAAGGTCTGGGGCTACGGCCGATCTACTCCAGGAGTATCATCGGTCATCACCAGATGCACCCCCACTGTGATCCCGGCTGTACAGAACTTAGCCAGGAGCTACTAACCGACCGCACTAGACAGGCCCACTTGGGTGTGGTACCGTGGCAGGCTAGTGGGGGGCCTTGGGTATTACCCTCTACCCCCTAATATAGTGGGGTGCTGTTACTCCCATCCCAGCTTGCGGGGGGTAGAGGATCTATCAGGGCACGCCCCTGCCCCCAAATACGCCCGTAGAGGCACCTAGCAGCCCCGTACGGGCGTCGCAAGGATTGTGGTCGGACACTATAGCCTTCCGCCACGCAAGGCCTAAATAGGCCTGCTACGGGCACGTAGAAAGACCCCCTACTACCGGGTGGATAGATGGGGCTACCTGGCACCAGGTTTGGTAGCACTGTTGCGGCTGGGGAGAACTAGTATAGTGTGTTCCCCCCTTCCCCCGGCTTGGGGTCTGGAATTGGTCGCAAAACGGTTTTGAGGGCTAGTCTGTTTGGCATGCCCATTTGTCGGCGGCAGAACAGGTAGTCGCCCAATAAGATGGCTCCCGCCCTGCGATGCTCACAATTACTCTGACTGCTCTGACTGCGCAGTAGCGGCATAGCTAGATGGCAGAGGGCTTGTTCGGTCTCGGCAAATCCCTCTCTATACCATAATTCAGTTAGAGACTTTCTGACCTGTTCTATGGCCTTATCGGTTACCATCTTGTGGGTCATGACACGTTATCTCCGTCTTCTCTTCAATGTTACGTCCTTACTTTTTTATACTTTCTTACAGTGTTATATTCTTCCGTCTCCCCTCTCTATATATAATAAGTTCTACTTGGAAACCGGGATCTCTCCACCCCCGTATACGAGTAGGGGGGTGTTTAGTGGTGGTTTTTGGTGGTGGTTTTCCTGATTAAACCGTCCCTAACAACTTTTTTTACTTTCTTACTTTCTTGCGCTCTTACGGTGTTATCCAAGAGCGCAAGAGCGCAAGAGCGCAAGAGCGCAGGTTAGGGCTTCCTTGCGCTCTTGCGATTTCTAGGCTTAAATGGGTTGGATTTTGATTCCATCGTATCCGTGTTTTCGGGCATAATTGCGGGCTATCTCAAGGGTGGGGCAGAATACCCAACGATGATTTACTGCTAGGTATTGGATGTGCTTGTTCCCACGTACCCAAAAGAACAACTTGACTGGTAGCGGTTTAGTCATTGTCATTGGGATCTCCCTTTCGCGCAAATGATCTACCCATCTGGAAGTTGATAACTTCAAGCAACTCCAGAAAGTGCTTACGGCAGAGAGGTACGCCTAGAGTGAATTGGGCGTAGCCCTTGGCTTTACAGTGGATAGCCCTGCCCTGCCGATCCAACATACGTTCGCGTTGACAGGTTTTATGGGTCGGGATGATTCGGGTCCCCGTGGATTGGACCTCTACTGAGGGTTGTTGTGTTTGAGACATCATAATCCTCCCATTACAAGATCACGATTGGCTGATGAGATTTCAACGGCATAGCGACGCCTACGCAATTGGTCATGCAATCATCAGTGAAAAAACAGATTTGGGTCTCGTCGTCGGCAAATGCGACCGTTGCGCCCGGCCAACGGTATCGCACAATTTTCAGGTACTGGGCGTCTATTACGACTTGTGTGCCGATCTCATTTTCAAGTAGGTAGGCTTGTCTGGTTTCACTCAGTGACGTCTGGAATGTTCTTGAAGCACCCCGGATGATGGTTGCCCTGTAGTAGACCTTCCCGGGAGTGGGCCGCAACTGCTCTTCTAATTTTTTTCGTGTGAGTACCCTACCGCCATGCGTCTCTCGACCATCAACCGCCTTCTGTACGTTGGCGGTATCCTCCGGGGACATGCGAAAGGCAAGATATGGCGTTATGGCAATTCCGGTTTCCGCGGCGGATTGTAGAAAATCGTAACGTCTGCCCGGCACTTTTTTCAGGTATCGTGCGATCCCCTTTTCCGTGATGTTTCTGACCGTAATGATCTTGAGGTCGCGGTCGAAGACGTTTACATCATCGGGAACGGAAAGTTTCATTGTCATTGTTCCTTTCTCGGGTTCATACCTATAGGTGTTTATACCTATAGTCGTGGCGGTTGGCTAGTTAACATAAACCAGTTCTCTTTTGGCCCTGGTGATAGCTACATACTTTAGGTTGACTTCCTGTTGGCGCTCCCACGACAACTTAGCCATAGGGTGAGGCATCGGGGCATCTTTCAGGAAGATGAATACCCGATTTGCCTCTAATCCCTTAGCCTTATGCACACTGCTGAACAGGACACCTTGAGGGGTTACCAGCATTGCTTTGCACGTATAACATTTCGCTGTCTCTTCTCCGTAATGCTTTCCGCATTTGGGGCAGACTTTCCCGGCGAATACTAGGGTCATCTTGGTAATAATATCTTCAATGGTTTCGGCATCTTCTGCGAAAGCGTGAATGCAGTCGCCCCGATCCTGGATGGCTAGGATGCGTGCCTCACTGGGGAATTTTTTGCGCCCCTCCTTGACGGATTCTTTCGAAACCCATTTATCCACCGCGCTTAACAAGCCTTCTATGGTTGTGGCCTTTATCCTCTTAACGAAGTTTTGCAAGGTGGTTCCGAAGTCTCGTCCTCGGATAACTGCCTTACGACCATCCTTAATTAGCCGTAGAGCTTGAGAGACTAGTGGGGCGTTGACTCTACACAGCACCATATCTCCGTCAGTAACTTCTTTGGTGTACTTGTCGACCGACAGAGTGCGCACCAGACCTTCGGGGTTATCAGGGTGCGCGCGGAAACCAGGGACAATCTGTTGTGCTTCCCGAACTACCGCTTGACAGCAACGACGGGTCTCCGACAACGTCAGAGGTTTGGTCACCCCTAGTAGCTGCTCCATGCGTGGGATGCTATCCACGTCGGCCCCGGCGAAACCGTAGATAGCTTGGTTCACGTCACCAACCAGCACCATACGACCACGAGTACCGGCAATGCGACGGCAGAACTCCTGTTTGCAGCGGTTGAGATCTTGCCCTTCATCGACTAACACCAGATCCGCTTTGGCGACTGATTGGTCGTTAATAATTGGGAGCCAGTTTTGGTCGTTAAAGTCAATAAAACTTTTGGGTTCCATACATTCCTGCAGCACATCCCGGACTAGGGGATATACTCTCTCTCTAGCTCCGTTAGTCTCGATGTCGTATTGACTGCATAGTCTGTCTAGCACATCATCCGTTACCTCTTGGGGCGAAAACCCGTGTTTTTCATCCCATCCAGCCAGAGTCAGCTTGGCCATATCTACTAATTTGACCGTAGCCTTTAGGAGGGTCTGTTGCCCCCGTCTCAGATCCCAAATATCCTCGTTCAGCAAACGAGCGATGACCTTCTCCACGTTGTCTTTGTCGATCCGCATCCTGCCGTAATGTTGGTAGACAGCTTGGCTCCCTAGACTATTGATAGTAGCGAAGCGGAGATTGACACCTACGGACTGGAGTAGTTGCACCAGCCACCCCCACTGTACGCTAAACTCCGTAACTATACTCTTGTTGAAGGCGCAATACACGATACTAGTTGTTTCACCCTTACTCTCCGCAAAGGCATCCCAGACAGCTTGTTGTTCGTCGGACGGCGTTATCTCAAATTCTTCGGGGTCGATGCCCACCATCCCGGCAATACCCGCTTGGATTTCCGGCCAGACGGACTGGCCGTACGCCCAAGCCACGCCGACGATCTGCGTAAATGTCTTTCCTGTGCCGGCGTAGGCGCGAACCACGATGTGATCGTGTCGTTGCGGACTGTCATCGTGCCTCTTAGCGAGTCGCTGTGATAAGGTCTGTGATAAGGATGGAGTCGCAGAACCATGACGGGCGGCCGGGCGACGAAACCTTGCGGCAGACCGGAAGGTAGTACTACGTCCAGTCGTGAGGTTAGTGACATCATAGACGGTAGTGGTCCTACTATTGTGGGACTGTTCCCGTAGAGTATCTACCCTAACCGTGGTCAACTTGTTGTTGATCTTGGCGATGTAACAACCGCCGACTCTAATCTCTGATTTTTTCATCTTGTTACTCCTGTCTCGGTTAGTTAGATGCGCCGGGATTGACCACGAGGCCAACCCTGCTTCTGTGGCTGGGTCTTATAGCGGTTGACTTCACGGGGGGTAATGTCATAGTAGATACCTCCCGGCATCGCATAGACCGTGGCTTGGATCTTGCCCGTGCGAATCAGCGTACGGACTTGTCCCGGGCTACATCCTATGACCTTAGCCGCTTGAGTTGGTGTCATGTTTCTTTTCCGGTGTGGTGGAAAATAGTGTCTTTAGCCTAGAGACTAGTTATTTGCCGAACGGTCGCGCATCCGGGGAATCGGCGTACAGTGCGGTGTATCGACTCCGTTGTGTGTGTTCTCGCCCACTCAGGAGGATAGTGTAGACCCAGAAGTGTGGCCATTCAATATGTCGGATCACCGCTCGGCGAAGTGATGTGCCGAAGTATACTTGGACCTTGTCCCCGACCTGCAGCTGGTGCGCCTGTCTTGCGTTCATAGCGATTACCCTTTCCCTCCAGGTTATACCCGCCCACCTGCCCCTGGGCGGGTGTTGTGGTTACGAGTTTACATTCACAGCCTTTTCCGTCTGGCGGCCTCGATTAGTGCTTTATCGGCCCTAGCCCATTTTGCGCGGGACCTCTTGCATTCCGCGTCGGCCCTTCTGCGTGCCGCGTCGGCCTCGACCCACTGTTGGTAGGCCTCAGTGGTACGAGTCTCGCACCAATCCCTGTAGGCTTCTCTTGTCTCTGCGCGGGCCGCCTCTGCGCGGACCTGGGCCGCCTCCAAGTCCGTGCGGGTCTCCTTCTCCCTCTCGATTAAGTGGGTGCTGATGTGGGCTTGAGTCGCCGGCAGTTCGGCGGCTTGCGCGAGTTCCGTGTGCATAAGATCAGCCACACGGCGCATCTTGCGGAATGTTCGCTCGTTAAAGTTGTCATGGATCATGCTGTCCTCCTTATGAGTTATCACTTTTTCTCCCTGAGTTATACCCACCCGCCTGCCCTTGGACGGTGTCCTCAGTCACGAGTTTACAAGGTTGCCAGGTGTTCGTCAGCCTCGGCCCATGCCGTGCTCGCGCGTTCCCACTCCGCGTAGGCATCGTCCCATTCCTGCTCGGCCCTTTTCCACGCCGCGTCGGCTTCTCTCATGGCCGCCAGGGCTTGTTCGGTGGGGTTCGCTTTCCACTCATCGCGGGCGTCTTTCCACTTCATGCCAGCGTCGCACGACTTCAGGCCAGCCTCGCGCTCTCGCTCTTCAGCCATGGCCAATTCATCGTCGATCACGTCCAATTCGGTTTTTCTCGTTTCGTGAGTCATCGTTTTTTCCTCCTAGGTTATGCCCACCTGTCCCTGGGCGGGTGTTGTGGTTACGAGTTTACATCGCCGTCGGGCCATTGGTTTCAGGATTTCCATTGACCTCGTTGACGATACGTTGCCCCTTTTCCAGTGCCGCCCGTAACATACTCCTGCTTGTTTTCTGGCGGTTCCGATAACCCTCCCCACAATAGATGATCTCGATACCCCTCATGGCGGCTACGTTTCTGTTGAGGGCCACTAGGGGTTTCGCCCCATTTGGGACTATTTGGACCGCAACGTACGTATCTGGCCCCTGATGCGGGAATGACCCTTTTGCAGATTGGCTTCTAGTCTCAAGATAGGCTTTCATCGGTACAATCCTCCAGATAGGTGTGAGTGGTACAGCCATACATAGGCCACACCGGTTGGTTGGTTACGAGTTTGCTTCCTTATCCTTTTCCCACTCCGCGATGGCCTCTTCCCACTTCGCTTGGGCATCGGACCACTCCGCGAGGGCCTCTGCGATGGCTTTCCCCCATTTTGCACGGGTCGCCAACCACTCCGCGTTGATTCTGTTACACTCTGCGAGAGTCCTTCCTAGGTTGGTTTTGGCCGCCTCCAATTTGGTTTGCGCTTGTGTCATCTTGGTCTCTTTCCTTAGTTTTGATTTGAGTTGTCTCGTTTCCCTTCGTCTGCCCCTATTATACACTAGTATCGATCGAAGTAAATAGCTGGGGGCGGCTATTTTAGTATTTTCTGGAAAATAGTTGGGGGCAATTATTATAAACGTATATGTAGTAAAGACTTACGACGCCAAAAATTTCCGGGAAAATTCCAAAAATTTCCGGGAAAATCCACGAAAAAACCCGCCCAGGAGGTCTTGGGCGGGTGGAATGTCGGGTTGGGAGAGGTCACTTGGCTGCCGTGGGGTCCTGGAGGTGTAGCTGGTGCTGGGGCACCCTCCGGGTGATCCCCGCCCCCGGTTGACCGGGACCGACCTTGACCCGTGCCTCCTGACCGGACAATGCTACTAGTGTGCCCTCCCAGTAGCTGTTACCGGACTTTGTTGGCACCCACACCCGAGCTCCTAGGGTAGGGTCCGATGACCCGCGCGTCGGTTCGGGGGTAGTAGGTTTGCCCCTCTTCTTGTCCTGTACCGTCTTCTTGCGTTGTTCAATATCTTCTATTTCGTCGTCGGTGGGTTCCGGATCATCGTGCAAACCCATAGTGTCAATTCCACCTATGAGGGGCAAATCTACTAGGGTCTGGAATCCTTCATCGTCCACTTCGTAGGACAGCTTGAGATCTTTGCTCTTAACCGGTGAGTCGTTGCTAATGTAGGACAACCAACCTAGAATAACCGTGGATATTTTCTCGGTTAGGTTGGCTCCCTCCCCCTCACTTGTAAGGTTAATTAGGGCACGCCTCACAGCCATCGTCCTGGGCGAGTCCCCCATAAGCAATGTCATGTATTCGGTGGCTTTACCCCAGTTATCCCAACTAAGGTCGGCTTCGCTGGGATTATCGGCATGATAGTATTCCTCTGGGATAGTAGAGGATGAACCCATCAGATAGAGTAGTCCGGCCAATGTGCCGGGGGAGACTACCTTGGAGATTGTACGATCATCGGCGGTGTCTTCATAGACATGCTGAGCGCACTCTATCAGCTTGAGGTGTCTTTCCAGGAAGTCTACCTGCTCACTAAGGGTGGTGCGAATGTCGTAGGCATTAGCTATGCCTAGACGACTCCAACAGAGCTTTATCGCCCATGACGTAATCTTGGAGACTTTGTCCTTATCCCCCTTTGGTAACTCGGCGAATCGGCTACTACGGTAGAGCACATCAGCTAATGTGCGTGATCGGCAGGTGTCTATGGTGTTGACTACGTGATCTGTCTCATCAACACCGTAGACTACAACCTTGTCCATGGTGGGTTCAGTCTTCCAACCGGGTGCCAGACCCTCTTTCCACGCTTGTGCAGCTAGTACTAGGGCAATCATACTATGTTGACCGTTAAGGACCGCACCGGTTTCGCCAATGATGATCGGCTCACCATTCAGGTGCCACCGTCTACGTAGATGCTCTTGTTGTAGTCTAGCTACGTCCCCCATGCGTAGCGGACGATTGGTTAGATTATTGTTGCAACGGGTCTTGACCCCTAGAGTATCCTTCAACAAGAAATCATTCCCGAAACTATCGTCGGTATCGGATTGCCACCCAAGCAACTCTTTGCAACGAGTAGCCGATAAGGAATCCTTACCGGCACACACAGAGACTTTGACGTTGGGGTACTTGGATTTACCACCAGTAGACTTACCAGCGGACTTACGTTTGGTCACCATGACAGGTCTCCCAAAAATTGAAGAAACGGTTTACGTTACACAGTACATTCAACATACTTATAACCTATCAGTACACCAAAGTAAACCCCCATTGGAATTCATGTTTCTTCTACCTCGTATATTACCGCCTCTTCTACCTTATATATTACTAAAGTAATAATAAGTAAGTAGACCCCGACGTATACGTAGTATAATCACTATTTGACTTACGGTAAAGGGGGTAATGGAAAATTTTTCGGAAAATTTTAATGGGGGTCAGACGGGGTTTCGGACAGCCTAACAATCGTTTATAATAGGTCAACGGCTACGGGTAGCCCAATGCGTAGGAGAATCAGAATGTCGGCACCGAGAAAATACCCCTGGGAGAAGTGGTTTGCACGCCGCAAACTCCGGTTGGTCCGGGGGACCCACTACAATTGCATGCCCCATATAATGGCCCAACAAATCCGTAACACAGCCCCGAGTTACGGAGTTACGAGAGTTAGTATCCGAATCGACGGGGAGATATTACGAGTGGAGTTCCCTTCAAATGACTAAACCAACTACATTCATCGGCGGGGACCCAGGTAGTAACGGTGGTCTAGTTGCGCTGGGTCGGGATGGTTGGGTACGTTCAGACGTTGCCCAACCATACCTCGTGTTGTCGAGAGGGGTAGGGACTAGGCAAGCCATCGTGGAATGGTTACGGCAATTTGACAGTGGATACCGTCCCTGTACGTGTATAGCTATGGTAGAGAAGAATCATTCATCACCACAGATGGGCGTCGCTAGTGCGTTTACATTTGGTGTGAACTGTGAACGGATAGCCATGGCAATAACGGCGATGGGTATTTCCCTTCAGGAAGTCAGGCCGCAGGATTGGCAAGCCGGGCTGGGTATTCCTACCAGAAAAAAGCAACGTATATCAGTTGGACTAACCAGTGCCGGTAAGCCCCGGGTAGGCTATAGATATACAGAAACTCAAGGGCAGTTTAAGGGACGATTGCGGCGGTTTGCGGAGGAACTATTTCCAGATCTGGAATTATGGAGGGAACCAAAGTACATTCAGATGGCCGTTTGCGATGCTCTGCTCATCGCGGAGTATTGTTGGAGAACCGCCGATACGAAATAGGAGACTTGTGTAGCATGACACCGTATCAACTGCATAAACGGAGATGGGCTGAATGTAGGAAATGTGACTTGGCTCAAGAGAGGACCAGAATAGTACTAGCACGGGGAAAGCTACCGTGTGAGGTGCTAATGGTAGGTGAGGCCCCTGGAGTTAGTGAAGACGTAAGAGGTAGGCCATTTGTTGGCCCAGCGGGCAAGCTATTAGACGTGATTATAGTAGATGGCTTCCGGACTAGACCTAAGACACGGTGGGTATTGACTAATCTAGTGGCGTGCTATCCCAAGAAAGCCAAGAAGGAAGGCACTGGGGAACCCTCAAAGGAAGCCATCATAGCTTGTCAGGATCGGCTGGTAGAATTCTGTGAGATTGCCAAGCCCAGAATTCTCCTGAACATAGGAAAATTAGCAAAAGGCTGGACGGGTAAGTTGCTGGCGAACTACTCGTTTGGGGGTATCTACACTATAGTGCACCCGGCGGCTATTAGGCGCATGGAAGCCGTCAAGCAACCACTAGCCATCAAACGGTGTATAGCTACCCTTCAGGAGATAGCGTGGGAACTGGATCGGCTATAACAGAGAGGATTCGTGTTTGTATAGTGCGTTAAACAATTCGTATAATCGTATAACCAAACAAGGAGTAGCAGATGCCAAATCTCACGAATAATCCCCTGTGGAAGGGACCGGAAGTAGACGGGGTAACTCAGAGTATGCTGGGGGACTTCCTGGTGTGTAGGGAACGGTTTAGGGTAAAGTACCTAGAGGGGCTGGATGTACCGGATACATTTAGTGCTCCGCTAGAATACGGCAATATGTGGCATGTTTGCGAAGCCGCTGAGAGCGATTGGGAAACCGATCTGCAAAGCTACGTTAGCGTGCTATGTGTCAGGTTTCCGCTGGAACAAGAAAACATCGATCGTTGGTATCAGGTCTGCAAGATACAATTCCCGGTCTATCTGGATTACTGGAAGAATTATCACAACCGTAATAAGGTGAAACCACTACTGACTGAGGAAGTATTTAAGATACCATATAAGTTATGGTCAGGTAAAACTGTTTTTTTGCGGGGTAAGTGGGATAGAGTATGTACAATCAATAAGAGCGTCTATCTCTGGGAAAATAAGACTAAGGGTATGGTAGATGAGGAACTACTGCAGAGACAACTTAAGTTTGACCTTCAACTGATGTTCTATATGGTGGCATTGCGCAACTATGGTTGTCTAAGGAAGCCAAGAGGCGCTTTATATAATGTAGTGCGAAGACCCCTGAGCGGTGGGGAGGGTAGTATTAGACGGCGTAAGGAGAAAGTCTACCGGCGCAAGGATGGTAGCATAAGTAAGGCGGAGCCGGAGGAAACAGAGGAGCACTTCTATAACCGCCTGAGAGACCAGGTGATCGCCCCCAATGCTGAGAAATACTTTTATCGCTGGAAAATACAGATCACTAAGTTGGATATACAGCGGTTCGAGTGCGAGTTTCTCATACCAATTCTGGAGCAACTATATGTGTGGTATCAGATTATGTCCAAGCCCGGAGGTCAGTATAGGGGGATTCACTATAGATACCCATACGGCGTCTATAATCCACTGAGTTCCCCGATGAATGGAACTACCGATCTCGATGGGTACCTTGACACGGGGAATACTGTCGGGTTGGTGCGTAGAGAGCAATTATTCAGAGAATTAGACGACGAATAAGCTCCGCTACGCGGATGATAATGCGAAGCCCAGGAACTATAACTATATGTGACAAGGTGCTCAAGTACCGGAGAGGGAATAATGGTAAAAGTTAGAAAGCAGGTAGCCAAGCGACCGTCCAAGAAACAGGTAGCTGTCAGGCAGAGGTTAGGTGAGGGTATTCGTCTAAGTGTGTATGGTCAGGGAAAGACAGGTAAGACTCGACTGGCATGCACTTTTCCCAAACCCTTACTGTTGCTGGGGACGGAGGAAGGCGTTAGGTCCGTTTGCACTAGTTGGGAGTTACTGGACGACAAGCGATACGAGTTGTTTCTGCGGGGAAAGTCTATGAGTATCCACTTTCTGCCGGTGAACTCTAGTAGTGATCTTGGCACGGTGCCACTGATGGTGGAGAAGGACGGGTATAAGACCGTGGTGTTGGATACTGCGGGAGGCTTGCAGGATATTTTACTGAAGGAGATACTAGGGCTGGGGGAAATACCTATTCAGAAGACGTGGGGTATCGCCCAAAGGCAAGACTGGGGTACTTGCGGGATACAGACTAAGCAGCGCCTGAAGGAGATACTTGGTCTATCCAATATGGGGGTGAATACAGTAGTTATCGCCCATGAGCGGAATTTTAACGATGAAAGTGAGAGTGAGGTTATTACGCCCACTGTCGGTAGTGCGTTAACCCCCAGTGTAGCAAGCTGGTTGAACGGGGCCTGTGACTATATCTGCCAGACGTATATAAGGGAGATTACTGAAGAACAAACTATCAAAATCGGCAAAAAGGAGAAGACGTTCAGCAAGAAAACCGGGGGAGTGGAGTATTGTTTACGGGTAGGGCCGCATCCGGTGTATCTGACGGGGTTCCGAGTGCCCCCGGGGGTAAAATTACCGGATAGCATTGTGGACCCTACGTATGATAAGATTGCAACTATAATACAGGGGGACCAGTAGTAAGTATCTAATAGGATTAGGTGCTATAACCTATTCTTAGCGTTGATGTGTCCGTGTTCTAACTATAACCACAGGAGCGCCTATCATGGCAAAGCGTAAGAGTATACTAGCCGACCGGTTGAGCCAATCGCTGAAAAACCACGCTAACGATGAGACTGTCTACAATCAGGAGTACATTGACTTACCACCAGGAATCAAGGGTGGTATTGCCAAATTCGTCGATGGCCATATTGGGGAGTACCAAAGTGGACCCAACAAGGGTAAGCAGTTCGTTTATATGGCTGGTATAGTGGTTGAGCCCAAGGGGAAGTTTACCTGGACTCCCAGTTCATTCGTGGATGGTAAGGTAGTGGCTTTACCCCCACAGTCCGTCGAGGTGGTGGGGCAACGCACCAGCATGACGATTCCGCTCTGTGATACAACTAATTCGCAGGGCGAAGTAGTAGACTTCGATAGCCGTATTGAACAGTTGCTGAATGAGTTTCGCAAGTTAGGGGCGGACACTACCGGCATGTCGGATGAAGAGAGCTTGGGGGCTATCCTGGAAGCATTGGAAGAATCTGGGGTTTACTTCAAGTTTGGTACTAGTGGGAGTACCCCTAATGAGAATTATCCTGAACAGAGAACCTGGGAAAACTGGTACGGCAACAAGGGTCTGGAGGACTACGAACCCGATGATGATGGGGATGAGGTAGATGAGGAACCCGAACCGGATGAGATCACCGAGCTCGAATCAGATGAGGTCGATGATGACGGTGGTATTGATAATGGCGCTGGTGGCAGTGCCGATGGTAGTGATACGGAGGAATTAACTCCGGAGGAACTGTTAAAATTGGCGTTAACAGCCGACAGTGAGGAAGGTCAGGAAGGTGATGATGCGGTAACCCAACTAACGAAACTAGCGCAGACTCTGGATTTAGATCCAGACGAATTTGACACCTGGACGATGGTAGCGCAAGCCATTATCGAAGCGAGTGGGGGATCAGAAAATGAGGAAGAGCAGGATAAGGAAGAAGAACAGTTCGAACCTGAGGTGGGTGATGTGTGTGGTTATCGCCCCCAGGGGGCAAAATCCGACGTGGAAGTGGAGGTCAAAACCGTTAATAAGCGGGATAGAACTTGTAGGGTGAAGAACCTGGATACGGGTAAACTCTATACAACTCTGGTTTCTTGGGACAAACTAAAGGTAATCTAGTACATGCCCTAGTTGCCCTAACAACAAGAAGTGGGGTAAAACCTCTGGTAGTAGCCGTCACATATCCCGGAGCCGGTTGGCCTATCGGAGGAGGATTTGCAAAGCACAATCCCACTTTGCGGTTGTACGTTTGGCGGACACCCCACGTCGAAGCCGAACGTTTGGGAGTCGCATCCCATTAGGGCATTTGGTTCAGGTAGATGTTGGCGCGTGGTTCGGCTTCTCGCGACCCGGCCGGACCCTTACCCAGGAGATACGATGGCAAAAACGAAAATGAAGCGGTTATGTATAGCCTGTGGTGGTACGGGAGTGGCTAGTAATGGGCAGTCCTGTATCTGCCGTGTTATGGGGACTACTAATGGCAAAACGACGAATAGACCTATCAAGTCGCTTAGCGGAGAGTGTGCAAAGAATAAAGCTCTCAAGAAAATCCGGCTGGCAAAAAAGACCTGAGATACTTTTACTGCCGGGCATTCCGGAACCTATGTTCGGTGTAGCCCCACGCGAGATACTTGGTGCTAAGTGGTGGAATACCACTAGGCAAGCCGCATACCGCTCTACTCATTATCACTGCATAGCTTGTGGTGTGTATAAACACAACGCTAAGTTTCGGCAGTGGTTGGAGGCCCATGAAGTCTATGAAATAGACTATCTAGTGGGTAGGATGACCTATGTAGAGGCTGTCCCACTGTGTCATTGCTGTCACAACTATATCCATCGTAATCGACTGGGATCACTGCTGGAGAAAGGCAAGGTTAGCCAACGCAAGTTTACCGCGATAATACAACATGGGGAAAGGGTGTTGCACCAAGCAGGGTTAGAGCCCCCAGTCTCATACGACGGGCCGATGGCTGACTGGAGTAGTTGGCGGTTGGTGTTGAACGGTAAGGAGTACCCACCGAAATACGAGACACCACAAACTATGAAGGATTATTATAATGGCGGGGGTAATTAGCCTAGATACCGAGACGACCGGGTTGGATCTGTGGCATGGCGCCAGACCGTTCCTGGTTACGATAGCCACGGAAGCCGGGGAGAACTACTGGTGGGAATGGTCGGTTAACCCGATGACTCGTATGGTCAAAGCTAAGCGCAGAGATCTGCTGACTATCCGTCGGATGATAACCAGAGCAGATACACTAGTTTTACAGAATCCCAAATTCGACTATATGGGGTTGTCTCTGCTGTTTGCGGATTACGACATGAGTTTCCCCTGGGATTGGGGTAAGGTTCGCGATACGTTGTTGGCAGGTCATCTACTGGCAAGTAACCAACCCCATGATCTAACTAGTATGGTTCTGATATATTGCGGGGTGAATCTGCAACCCTACGAGGATGCTATCAGGAAGAGCGTAATGGAGTGCCGGAGGTTGTGCCAGGGTAAAAAGCCTAGGTACAAGTGGAGGATAGCCGACAAGGGTTTGCCGGAAATGCCCAGCGCTACCAGCGAACCGTGGAAATATGATATGTGGCTTCCTCGGTATGTGGCTTCTAAGGTCCGCAAGCT